CTCTTGAAGTGCTGGAAGAGCGTTTTAATTCTGTACTATAAGGTAGTAGCAGAATACTCCGAAGCAGTATAGGCAGAACAGGATTCCCATAAGCTTTATAAAGTTCCAGATCAAGTTAATAACAGGATTTGTATTGAACCAGACTCCAAAACGGGTCTGGTCAATTTTATGTCCAATGTAGGCTCCAGCCATTGTGGCACCCGCTACTTTGACCGCGTCTTCTACTGGGTGACGCTCTGGCATGTTGTTGAGTTCTTCCATGTCTCCTCCTGGGTAGTTGTTGTGGTCCTACCGTACTGCTAGGTAGGGGTGTTGTCAATATCCAGTAGAATGGGCAGTACGTGAAACTATTATTTGGAGAATTATATGACTACTGAGATACCGGATATTGATCTTGACGATCTTGATGATGAGGAACGTCAAGCCTTTGATAATTTAAAAATTGAGCTGGATCCTCATTCTCAGGCATTCATTGACGCTTTGGTCGAAAGACTTCTTATTTTCACAGATGAACTGTCAGGACATCCGCTGTACGGTTACCAGAGACCTTTTGCCGCGCGTATTATGGAGTCTGTCATACTTAATGATGGTGCACGAATAACTGCGTTGTTTTCTCGTCAGAGTGGAAAGACTGAGACTGTAGCTAATACTATTGCCACTCTTATGATTATGCTTCCCAGACTTGCCAAGGTTGAGCCGTTTTCAGAGTGGCTGGAGCCTTTCCGGGAAGGAGTATGGGTTGGTGCTTTTGCGCCTGTTGATGATATGGCTAAGACTTTGTTCTCTCGTATTGTTTCTACTCTTACGTCGGAAAGAGCGCAGGCTATTCTATTGGATCCTTCTATTGACGAGCGCGTAGTTGGTAAAGGTTCAGAAATCAAATTAGATCGCTGTGGTTCTATTGTACGTCGTCAGACCGCTCACCCTAGAGCTAATATTGAAGGAAAGACTTATCATATTGCTTTGCTTGATGAGGCGCAGGTAGCTGATCAAAAGGTTGTGGACAAGTCCATCAGTCCTATGCTTACCTCTACTAATGGTACGTTTATCATGACGGGAACTCCTTCTTACGAGAAGGGTATTTTCTATAAGGAAATTCAGGACAACAAACGTAATGCTCTTAAGCGCGGCGAGAGAACTAATCATTTCGAGGCGGATTACAGGGAAGTAGGAAAATGGAATCCCAGATATAAGAAGTCTTCCGAGAAGCAGATGCTTATTATGGGTAAAGAATCTGATGAGTTCAAGTTGTCTTTCCGATTGATGTGGCTTTTGGAACAGGGAATGTTTACAACCTCTGAGCGTTTGCAAGAGCTTGGGGATAAGAGTATGCAAACTGTCAAGGCTTATTATGAGACTCCGATTATTATAGGTATTGATCCGGGCCGAAAGGTGGACAGTACTATTGTTACAGCAGTATTTGTTGACTGGTCCCGTCCTGATGAATTCGGTTACTATAACTGTCGTATTCTTAACTGGCTGGATTTGCAAGGTGAGGGCTGGGAAGAGCAGTATCATAGAATTGTAGAGTTTATTTCTAAGTACAATGTCTGGGCTGTTGGTGTGGACTCGGGTGGTATGGGTGATTTGTTTATTTCTCGACTTAGAGTTCTTCTTCCTCATGTCACTATTATTGATGTTTCTTCTCAGCGTCCGGCACAGTCAGACAGATGGAAGTATCTTAGAGAAATGCTGGACAGAAATCCGGCCAAGCTTGGTTGGCCAGCACATGCGAATACCGTGAAGCTGCGTACCTATAAGAACTTTATTCAGCAGATGTCTGATCTTCAGGTGAAGTTCGAGGGTCCTTATATGCTGGCAGAAGCGCCTAAAGAAGTTAATGCTCATGATGACTACTGCGATTCCCTGGCGATTGCACTCAGTATCATTCCAGAATCTGTACAGGAATCTCTTGAAGTTAGTAACAATCCCTTCTATGACAGACGTCGCTCCTAACGACGGATTAAGTTATTAGCAAATTCGTATATCATAAGACATAGACCGGTCTTATTAACAAAGGAAATTATTATGGCAAATATGTATGAGGAGTCAGGGAGAGTTACTAATCTAGCTCCTACCCCTACATTCCCGGAAAGAGATCGTGGAGCTATCAACTACGAGTCCAAGGGTGCTTCTAACCCTGAGCGTCGTGGTCCATTGCGCTTTGAGGAAGGGTTGGCAACTGATACAGACGTGCCTTCCGATTTCCAGTTAGGCGCAATGCAGGGATATCGTACCGCTCCCGGTCGTCCAAATCACAACATGAATGTGTTTGAGAAGCCAGCAGCGGAGACTATGAAGCAGAGAGCCCATGTTGGTTCCGCAGCATGGATTGATTCCGCTACTATGCTGGGCGACTTCACTCATGGTGTAAACGTGGATGCTAATGCGTCCCGTCGCTTCGAACAAGTGAATCGCAGCGGGGGCAGATATGAGCGCCTCCATGGAGCGATTGTCACAAATTAGTAGTCGGATATTTCAGTAGTTATGCTAAACTTAGTTAACGACTAACTAAGGATAACTATGACTACAAGAGGTCCAAGAGGATCAGCTAGTAAAATAGCGATAGGTGATACCTACGGTTACTGGACTGTAGTGGGGAACTTTTACAGAGCAGGTAGCAACAATGACGCTTTCTTTCCCTGTGTTTGCAAATGCGGAACAGAGAAGGATGTAAAGCTCAGAGTTCTAAGAGAAGCCGGAAGTGGTAAGAATGGAATCTCCTGTGGTTGTTATCACAAGGAGATAATGGCCACCAAGCGCAAGCATGGTGTAGATCCTGGAACTAAGGAATGGGACACAGCTAGACGCGTGTGGACCAAGTACCGAATCACTTACGCTACATACCTTAAGATGGTAGATGAACAGGATAATCTCTGTGCTATCTGTTCTGATCCTATGGACCCTCCATATGTGGATCATTGTCACGATACCTTAAAGGTTCGTGGCCTACTGTGCCACAACTGCAATACCGTTCTTGGACACGCCAAGGATAATCCTACCATTCTGATCAACGCCGCCAAGTACCTCGGTGCGATTGTCTCAGATTAGACAATAACTATATTAACTATTTACTTAAGGATTACTAAATGGATCACGATGCATTGAAGAATAGATTCACCTATCATGCACCAAATGCTGAGCAGGCAAAGAAGTACGAAACACTTCGTTCTGCTGCTCTAGCATTTGCAGAATTGATTAATGAGTTAGCGCCTGAAAGTGCCGAGAAGACTAAGGCTGTCGGCTATATTGATCAGGCGGTTATGCACGCCAATGCAGCTATAGCAAGATACACAAATTAAGGATAACAACTATGAGTACTCAAACAGATGTAGCAACAAAGCTTACCGACTTGAAAAACACAGTTGATGGAAGTCTTCATGAACTTGTTACCAAGCTTGAGGCTATTTTCCAGCATGTCACTAATTCCCACACTGAGGATGTTGTGAAGGCTGCTGTTGTAACTGACGTAAACGATGCTGCTTCACATGTTGCGGTTATTGCGGATACTATGCGCTCTGACGTTGATGTAGCTGCCAAGACTGTTGACACTGTGGATAACGCGGTTGACGCTACTGTCAGCAAGTAATTAAACCATCTAAAAGAAATGGACCTAGCACATGGCCGTTCACGCATTTAACGGTACGCTTACCGCGTCTACCGTATCCTCAACAACTCTCACATCTTGGCAGCCATATGTGGCTATTACTGTTGCCGCTTCTCCAGCCGGAACAGTTTGGGTAACCACTGATGGGTCTACTCCTACTGTTGGTGGCGCTGACTGTGAAGCTGTGGCTTCTGGTACTACCGCTGTTCTGAAGAATTTCGGGCCACGTCCAGAGCTTACCACCGCTGGTGATTCTACTGGTGGGCTTATGCCTTCTTCTCCACCTGTGTTTGGTACTGCTCAGACTGTTGTAAAGATGATTTCTTCAGTAGCTGCCGTATTCAACGCAGAGCTTAATCAGTACCCTGGTGCTGCTACAGTCCTAGCCTAATAGGGGTAGTAGTGGCGCTCTTCAATGATAGACGTTCCGCTACTACTGTGGATCTTATAGAGAGTGCTGGTGTTCTTAATCAAAAGGATGCCAGCACTCTTGGACTGAACTCCTATGGATACAGCGGCGGCAAGCTTCCAGTAAGAAATGATATGCCTAAAACAGCAGGCCCCATAGATCAGACCACTGCTGTAGTGAATATGAGATAGGAGAAGAGATGGCTGCTAATAGAGCAACATCACCTACACTAGTAATTAACACAGTTTTACCTGTTTCGTTTCCCCAGTACTTCGCAACGATAACAGTGATCAACAGAAACACCACTGGAACAGTATGGTTCCGAACAGATGGTCAGCCTCCAGTTATTGGTGCTGATGACAACTATCCTGTTTTACCTCTACAGTCAGTATCCGTGCCTAATGGATCTTTGACTCAGGAACCTGTACAACGAGTAATATCCGGAACACAAATCCAACTTGTTTCCGATACAGCGTGTCCGATCACGGTATACGCTACATAGTTCAGGGAGTCCTTAATGGCTCAGCATATTACCAGTGGAACCACTACTGGTGGAACAGTATCCACTATTACCTTTACTACTTGGTACAAAAGTATAGAGATTATTAATAGAAGTACTAACGACATGTGGGCGCGCGTAGACAGTGTTGATCCCACCATTGCTGGGGATGAGTGTTTCTTCGTTCCTGGTATGAGCTTTATTGACGTAGCTAATCCTCAGCGTGCGCCAGAACCAGCGTTAGCAACTACACCTAATACTGTTGTCAAGATTCTTACAGCAACAGCTTCTAATTACACCATTCAGGTTGGTGTGTAATGAGTACTCGTGGAAGTTTCGTAGAGGTACCATCCTCTCTTCCTCCCAGCGGGACCGCGACAGGAGACCTGACAGGTACGTACCCAAATCCTAATGTACTGAGTA